ATTTTGTTAATTGTGTTGAAAGTTTTGCCGCCTCTCCTCTTGCAAAACCAAGTGGCACAAAAGTATCTTGGACAGATGATGCCATTCCTTCTAATTCAAATGTTGAACGACCTACTGCATCTCCAAAAGTTTCTAATTCTTTTCTTACTGATCCAACAAAGTTTCCAAATACCACAGATGATTTAGCTTGCATCTCTTCAACTGCAGATGCCATTGTAACCATTTGTGCGCCAAATCTAGCTACTGCTCCTGCAATAACAACTCCAATGACTCCTTTGATTGTTGTTCCTAATCTCATAAAAGAACGTCTTTGAGCACCAACTGATTCATTAACTTGTCTTTTAGAATTATTGAGTTGTTTTTTAAGCTGACCCATATCAGCCTCAATTCTAACTAATAATGTATCTACAGTTGCCATTTAATCTGGGTACCTTTCCATTAGATCCTCTAATTCATCTTTTAATAATGGTCCTTGAGTTTGTGTTGTGTTAGCATCAATATAACCCTCAATCGCAAGATAAAGTTCTGGTAATCCCATATTCCAAAAATCTTTTGGAGGAATATTTAAAACTCCAATTCCTACTTCTATGAACTTTTGCCATGGAATAGTTTCCTCACTTTTTACTCTTCTGACTTTTTTTCATTTTCTCTTTGACCTCCTTGTAAAACATTTGCAAGAAGTTCTCCACAAACTCGCATACCATCTGTAATGCCAGACTCATAGATAAGTTGATTGACTTTATTTTCGTCCATATCATTTCCACCACCTTTAAGTGCAGAATGGATAAGAAAACCCATTTCTGTAAGTGACAAATGACCTTCTGAAAGCTTGGTTGTCAATTGAACAATACTTTGACCTAATCTGTTCTCTATCCTTATGAGAGAATCAACTGTCATCCTCGTCTTGTATGTCTGATTTCCTAGCTTTATTTCCAGTTCGCCTCTGTATGGATTTGTCATTTAATATCTCCAAAGTTAATGTTTCATTTCTACCACCAACATTAATTAAATTATTGATAGTTAATTTTTTTCCATTAACAGAGATTTCATCTCCAACAGAGATACCTTCCATAAAAGGTATTTGCACTCTTGTTTTATCGCCACTCCTATTAATGGAACACTTCATTGTAGCATCTGCTATAACGATTTCTGTATTTTCCCAAGCCATTATCTAACCTATACTGTTGCTATAGTTAAATCGCCTGCACTTTCAAATGTAAATGAGTATGTTGCTTCTCCATTATACTCTCCTGCATATTCAAGTGTAGTCAATTGAAAAGCACCAGTTACAGTTATTAAATCTGGAACAAGAAATTGATAATTGGAATTTGTTGATGCATGCCATTTACCATATAAAGTTGTTTCTGATGCTGAATCTGTAAAAACTCCAGATCCTGCTACTGTTCCACTTTTAATTCCTGCTTGAGCAAGTAATTCTCTTGCATTATTAGTGCTATCTTTATTTGTGATATCAACAGTTTCATCATTTAATGTGAGGGTTGTTGATCGCATACCCCCTATGGTTGTGAAGGCTTCTGGTGATGCACCATCTCCAATCTTCATCAATACCGCTCTACCTTGTTGTGCTGCCATATTTTTCTCCTTTTAGTTATCAGTTACAAAGGCTCTAAATCGCATAACCCCATGTCTTGTTATGCCGTCATCTTCTAAAATATCAGTTGTAAATTCACATCTGCAATCTACAAATGATGCCCCAGACACGGATAGGGAACTCTCATGAAGAAGTCTGTATATTTCTTTTTGTATATTTTTTATTTCTTTCATTCCTCTATAATCACTATAAACATCTATATTAAAAATATAATCCCTGCCATCTAAAGTTTTACTTCCATTGTCATTAGTTGTTTGTGGTCCAATAATTACAACGGGCAATATGGAATCATCTGGCACAGAATCAAATATTCCAGTTATAAGTCCAGTTAATGTAGCATCTCCATTCAATGTTGAATAAATTGATTCTTGTAATGCAAAACTATGTAAACTCATAATCTAGTATACCATTTTTCTTATTAAACGAGAAATTCTATTTTTATTGCGAAGCATATTCCTCATCCATATAAATTATCGTTAAATCACCAGAAACCCCATCTGAACCAGAAGATGTTTTTACTCTTAATTCAATATCTGATTTTTCCCCTGCTACTATTGGTATTGGTAAATCTACATAAACATTCGTGTTTGCAAAAGTAGTTATATATTTTGTAGCAAATGCACCACCAAATTCTCTAATTGCCATTCTTCCAGTTACAAATTTATTTAATGTAGAGCTACCAGTTGATAATTGTAATATATAAATATAAGCAGTATGATTTCTTGGAACTGTCCACAATGCCATTAAAGTTTGATTATCCCCAATTGAAATTGTAGCATATTTATTTGCAGGGACTCCTGCAGTCACAGTTCCAGTTCCTGCATAAATAACTCCTGCATTTACACCACGACTTCCTACAGTTAAAACTTGCATACGATTTATTCTTATGAATTGATTAGTCGTATTTACTGCAGTTTGCCCATTTAAAGTAACTGTTTCTGTTACCTCATCATAATTGGCATCTAAACCTCTTAATTGTACTGTTCTTGCACCAGTTCCTGCAGATGTATCATTTGTATTTGAACTTGAGATTTTTAAAATACTTGCTGATTCTAAATATGAATACAGTCCACCTTGTGACCATATTGTCTCTTCATCTGTTCCTACTGCAGGATTGAATCCAAATTTAAAAAGACCTTTTTCTCTTACAAGCCCTCTTCTAATTTGCCAACCATATTTAGAATCAATGCTCATTTTTCTGTCCTAAGTGGATGCCCTTCTGGTAATAAATCTCTATCAAATTGACCACTTCTAAATCTTCCAGTTCTTACTGCATATAAAAAAGCATTTACTCTTGCAATTCCCCATTGATCTGGTCCCATTACATTTCTTCTGACAGATTCTGGGTTTGTCCTATAAGCTCCTACTCCTCTACGAAATACTTGCTCTAACATTCTTAAATTTACTTTTTTTCCTCTTTTGTCTCCATGTTTATCGTTATGCTCTTTTATTTTATTGAGCATTGTCTCTCTTATCTTTCCAGTAAGTTTTTTAGATTCTTTTGTTGTTTCTCTTAAATAAATAGCATGAGAACTACAAGGCATATAATAATTTCTATCTGGTCCTCTAACTGTATGTGTGCCACTACATCCTAATTCATTTGCTCTTCTTCTAGCATCTCCAACTGATCTGAATACATCTCTTCCTTCTCCAAATCTAGGGTCTTGTTTTATTTCATTTACAATTTTTTTAAGAGCATCAACTAATTCTTTATCCATTAAATTCCATCCTTAACTGCTTTTCTAAATTTTTGTTTAAAATTTCTTTTGCCTTGCTCTAATGCAGGTTGCATAAAAGGTCTTGCTTGCATATGTCGTGTTCCAAATTCTAAAGCATTTGAATATTTTGCTCTACTCTCTACTGATGCACCTAATTGATCTGCATCTAAAACAACATGAATATTGCTTGCAAGAAAACCAGTATCTGATGCAGGAGGATCTCCCTCTTTTGAAATTTGAATAGTTCTTGTTGGATTATATCGTGTTACTGTACCCCCTGCTCTAGGATTATTTAAAATAGATGTTATTGCAGTATTTCTTACTTGATTGGATGCAACTCTTACTTGCCTTCTAACATTTCGTAGAGTTTTTTTGAATCTTTCTTCCATTTTTTTATCAAAATTAGATAGATTTGGTACTCTTACCTTAAGTGTCATCTACTCCACCCTCTGAACATCTGAAAACTAAATATCTATCCCTTTCGCCAACATCAATAACAGATTTAATTGCTAGAAATCTATCTGTACCATTATCATCCCAAAGTATCCTCATTTGTCCTGCATTTGCTTTGAAATTTATATCAGAATAATATCTTGTATATACTTCATGAGTCAAAGAGTGATCAAGTTTTCCTGCTTCATAACTTTCTTTGCCATTCTTTGGAACAACTTTGGCAAATAATGTTCTTGTAGTAGCAAATGATGAGGTAAAACCTCCACCACTATCTGTGGATCTTGTTCTTGTTTGAAGGCTTACAGAGTGTCTTAAATCTCCAACATAAGGATATCTAGCCATTATCCTAGTCCTATGCCAAATCTGCTATTTCTGTAAGGTTTCCATAATGAATTAACAAGAGTAGGTATAACTGAATTTCCTTCTCCTTTGATGACCATATCTGGGTTTTCAAAATAATGTGATGCTAAAACAATAATTCCTTGTTTGATTGGCGCAGGAACTGAAGATGCTGAAGAACCATATCCTGCAACATATGTTATTTCAATAGCATTTGCTACTCTCAACATATCATCCCAAGTTTCCCCAGTTCTTAAAACAACTCTTCCATAATCACTTGCAGTATCCACATAATAACGACTTGATGCCATTGTTGTTTCTGTATCGCTATCATTAAATGTTTTTACAGAGGATACTGAAACAAGAGGACTATAAGGTAAATTCACACTTCTCTGTCTATATTCTAGAAATGGTCCAGTTGTGATTCCTTCTTGATTAGGAAGCACACTATCAGAAAATGGTATATTATCTAAAGATAATTTTAATGTTCTATTTATTAATGATTTTTGCAGATATTCTTTTGCTACTTCAATTGATGCTAAACGACAACTTCCAATCAATGTATCATGTGTAGTATCAGAACTTGCGATTCTTAAATTTGTTTTTACTTCTGCCGTTGTTACAACATCTGTTGCTTCAGCAGTAACTATTGTAACACCTGCCATTTAAACCTCTATTTTTTCTTGGAAGTTTTCTTTGGCGCTTTTCCACCTTCCCATGCTTCATTTACATCTTTTGTAGAAGGATCATCAGCTTTTAAAGTACCATCATTATTTCTTGCTCTTTTTATTTCTTTTGGTGCTACAACTTTCTTTTCAATTCCACCACCAATTTCCTCTGCCCATCCTTCATTGATAAATACTTGAGCAATATTAGATTGCCACAATTCATTCATCTCATAGGTTTGACCTTCAACATAATCCATGCCTATTGTACCATTGTGGTTAGCAGTTGCATGAGTTGTTCTTGTCATTCTTATTTTCATTAAATACTCCTAAAAAAGTATGCCCCCAAATTAATGAGGGCATATTTAAGATTATCCAGTTGCAGAACCATTATCTGAACCACTAGCAGGTCTATGGATAGGCATTGTTATACCAGTTGCTCCAATAGGTGTGCCATTTGTATGTGTTCCAGTTTTTGTTACTGCTACTCTGACATATCTGTTAGGTCCATGATAACCAATTGGATAATTAGCATCATCTTCAGCCGCTGCATCAATAGTCGCATAAATACCACTACTATCTACATCTGCAAAAGATACATACTTATTATCAGTAACTGCTGACCATGAAGAATTATCAGAACTATCTTGTAGGATTAAATCCCATTTGACAGAACCAGATAATGTATCTCCACTTTCACCAATAAGGACATTTATCATAGCACCATAAGTGCCTGCTAAATCTAATCCAGTTGTATTAGCAGTTGCTGTTGTTACCGCAGGGTCTAACACTTGTGTCATTGTTAGATTATTAGCTAAATCTTTACTCGCCATATTCTAATCTCCCTTAAGCTGATACAGTTTGAGTTCTAATCGCTTCAGCAATTATTACTTGTCCACCCAATCTCTTTCTAGCTACATAACGGATTGTTCCACTTGTTGCTTGAGTAAATGGGTCTCTAAGTATTGCTAAAGAAATTCTATCTACAATCATATAACCTCTGTTGAAATCTCCAAAGGCTACTGGCTTGTTTCCTGCACCTACATCTGGCATATCTGTTGCCTCAATGTATGGTTGTCCAAGAATAGTGTTAGGAACACCAACTTGTAAGCTAAATCCTGCTTGGAAAACATAAGAACCATTAGTATCTTGTAATTGTCTTATTTTACCAAGAGTAGATCTATTGAAAACAAATACACCATTTCTTGCATACTCTGTTTTTACTGCTGAATAAAGATCAATCAGACCATCTGCAGTCAAAGCAGATGCGGCACCACTATTTGTAGTTCCCACATTTGAATTCTGCATGAATCCTTCTGGTCTTCCTGCACCACTTCCGTTTACAAAAGCAGTTCCTTCAGCTACTGCAAATTGCATTGCAAATTCTGCTGAAAGTTCTGATTCCATATTGAAAGCTGAATCTTCGACATCCTGCTCTGTAATATCTACTAGAGCATATAACTCATGTGCAGTAATTTCTTCCATTCCATAAGTTAGTCCAGTTGTCTCTGATCTTGTGCCAGTTTCTGAAACAAATGCCGCAGAAAAAACACCAGTTCTTGTTGGAACTTGGACACTTCTATTAGAAGTAGTTCTTACTCTTGCAATAGTACGAATTGGAGACATTTCAGTTACTTTTTTCTGAATTTCCTCAACATACTCTGGTGGAGCAAGGTAACCACCTCCAGTATCGTTTGATACTGTGAGAACCTTGTGTTCCATCTCATCTAATGACTCTTTACCTTTTCTTAAGTATTTGTCATATGCCTTAAGTTTGAAATCAATTTCTTTGGTCTCAAAGCCTGCTTCTGGTCTTTTGATTTCAGTTTCAATTTTGTCCATTCTGTCGTTTAACTTCTTGGACTCCATCATCTCTTTTGTGAACTTTTGGTTCACATCCTCAAGCGCATCTAATTTTGACTCAATCTTTGACAGTTTGTCTTCTGTGATTGTATCAGATGAACCTTTGGACTCTAGTTGCTCAAGACGTTCATTGTTGGCATTTTTGAATTCCTCAAATGTTCTACCAAAATCTTCAATGACCCCTTTAAGCTCGTTTGAATCAGCCATGCTGACCTCCTTAGGTTAAAGTTACTTAAATTTTGCCATTAAACCTTTCATTGATTCAATAGCATCTCTTATGTCTAGGTCATCTCCAGCATCTCGCTGTTTTGAGATAGTATCAACTAGTGCTTTTGCACACACCTTACTTAATGAACGGCTCAAACCACAAACCTCTCGTAGATGGTCCTCCCAGTCACGAATAGTCCCAGTAATGGCATCTTTCCCATCCAGTCCTTTTACTGCTGAAACCCTTGCCTTGGGATTCATTGGGAAAGTTACTAGGCTAATTTCCATGAGATCAACTTCTTTTAACATTCTTCTTCGTCTTCTCTCATCATATTCTTGTTTTTTTGGGTCTGCTTTATATCCAATAGATAATCCATCTAAAGCACCCATTTTAAGAAGTTCATATGCTTCTCTTCCTTGTTGTGTTCCTAGAGCAAGACTTCCCTTTACTCTTAAACCATCTCCATCTTCTTTAATTGATTCAAACACCCCAATGGGCATATCTTGTTTATGTTGCCATAGGAGCTTGACACCTTTTGGTTTTCTGCTCCTCAAACTTTTTGAGAAAGCGCCTTCCATAACGACATCATTTCCTAAGTCCTTATTACCAAATATTGATCCATATCCCTCAAATTTACCATAGACTTTTTTATCGTCATCTTCATCATCATGATATGCTTTGATATCGCAAGGTAAATAAAAACTACCACTATAGTCTTCATCCTGCTCAAATTTTTCATCAATATTCATTAAGTCTTCCTTTCCTGCAAATTGATTTGAACAAACTGCAAACCTTTGGTTGTTCTCTGGAAATTCAGACCGCATTTTGTCATCACTCATACACCTACTCATAAATTGTCTTCTACTTTCAGTCGCATTTGGTTTTACTAATGGCATTTGCTCTATTTTATCTAGTATATCCTATTTGTAAATAAAAAAATAGTAAAAAAACATAAAAAAACGACAATTAAGGGTTGACAATGTGTCCAAGATAGATTACTTATATAATATAAGATTTTTATAATTACAAAACAAAGGAAAAAACAAAATGTCAAAATTGATAACAAAAAAAGAAATAGATAAATTAGAAGATCAAAATCAACATGGAAGGGTTGCAATTGAACTTGTTAAATCTTTTGGATCTTATCAAGAATATTTGACCATTATGAGAATTTGCAGAAAACATGACAAAAGAGGATATATAGAACATGAAGAGCAAAAGATTAGAGATCAAATAATTTTCAAATACTATGATTATTCTAAATAGGAGGAATA